GTTTTGCCTAGATTCCTAAGCTCTTCAGCGGTTAGATTTAGTTTCTCCTGCAATATTTCATATGCAGGTATACCGGCTTCAGCAAGCTGGCGCATCTCTTCATTCATTAACCTGCCCTTGGTGTATATCTGACCAAAGGCCCTAGAGATAGGTCCTATAACGGCATCAGTACCTTGAACGGTAGCTGCTGATAGTACACCTTGCATCATAAACATGATGTTTTTATACTCAAAACCATATGCAAGCAGTCTCTTCGCCGCTTCTTCAGACTGCTTAAAAGAGAATGGTGTAACTGCAGCAAAATCTTTAAGAACATTTATAAACTCTTGAGCTAGCTCAGTGTCACCAAATAGGTTTGAGTATACCATCTTGGCATACTCTAACTCTTTTGAAAATTCCCATACTGCATTTGTAGCTCTTCTAATAGCATTAAGACTACTATAGAATATCTTAGATACTATGATACCTTGGACTATACGTGATACATCCTTGAACTCAAACTTTGATTTCTTTGCAGGTTCCACCATACCAGTATTTATTTTACCCTGTAGATCAGAAGCAAACTTGCTAGCTAAGATAGATGCCTTACGTATATTTCGTGCAAAGTTCTGTATATTAAGATTTAGTTGTGCTGTTAGATTTGCAAAGTTTGCCAAGGTATCACCATCCTTTAAGTTGATCTATATAGCCTGTTTGTACCCTTTGTGTTTTTACGTCATTTAGTCTACGCTGTATATCAACATGCACATCTAGCTGTGCTTTGAATTGCCTAGGTGTTAGCTGCCATAATTCTTTTTCAGTATACCGTAGCCATACTCTCCCGATGTATAGAATGTAAGGCCAATCCCAACCATCACTTTTGAAGGGATCGGCCCCATTGCTATCATCGGGATTTAGGCGTTTGGGACCTCATGTCCCTCCACAGAGGTTTGATCCTGCGGCATGTCGCCTTCAAAAGCTACTCCGAGTGATTCTACAAGTTCTGCCATATAAGCAATATCAATTAGATTACCGACTTCCTGCTCTGTAAGGTTAGGGCTCTCATGTAAGAAGCCTGCCCACAAAATGGCTCTTAGTGCTTTCATGCTGTTTTCTTTTTCCAACTTATCGAAAGCAGCTTGAACTGAACCAAATTTGTCTTCCAGTTCAGCCAAAGCATTGAGCGTAAATTTAATCGTACGCTCAACGCCGTCATTTAAGGTAATCTTAACTGTCTTGCTCTTTACATCTGCCAAGTTAGACATTAAGATTTCACCCCTTCAACGGATTTATTTTTGTTACTCTCCAGTATCTTCTGTAGCTGATGGCATTTTAACATCATCAAACCAGGTACTCATTGTAACCTCGTTAGCATCAGGGTTGTCTGCATCAATTTCGTACTTCCAAACTCTCTTAGCAACACCAGGTGCAACTTCCACAGGGTAGTTAAGTTTTACGAACTGACCTCTTATTGTGTCAGACTGAAAATTGATGCTATCAGCCTTAGTCTCATTATTGTCCTCAGGATCAGAGAAACGGCCTTTGTACAGCCATACATACCGGTACTTACCATTAGACTTTAATGTTCTAAAGCCAATTGCAACCCAAGGTGGCGTATCATTATCACCATATACTACNCCACCATTAGCGTCAATTGTGTGCCCAAGTAAGTCAGCTTTGTTCTGAGACGTCAGGGCGTTCTTTTGAATTTCAACTTCTATATTACCTAATGTAGAAGCTGATTCACCAGGGCCATCATCATAGAATGCTGTCGCTAATGAAGCGTTAGGATTGATGTTAATATGCATTACACCAGGTGCAGATACTACNTCATCATACACTGGAGCTGTNGTAGCAGTATCTTCTGTAATCATCTTTGCATACACAAGATTGTCACAACCTATTCTCATTGCCATGGTTTAATTCCTCCTATTCAATAGTAGTTGTTATGCCTATATTAAAGGCATAGTAGACTCGGTTATTTTCATCGCGTTTCATTAAGAACGGAGGCTGACGCAGGTATACCTGACCCCAACGGGTTGGAGTTAAATCTACTCTACCGTCATCATCCTGTTCTTCCTGAAATGCTTTAAAAATATTAACAGCTTTTTGCCTCGCCATGTCGGCGTCAAGGTCCCTTACAAGTATCTGTACAGACCGATGAACTGCAGGGTCATATAAAGATGCAGGGCTACCGCTATACTCATGCAGAGCTACTAGAGAATCGGGTGCTTCTGGAGTAAAGTCACGAAATACATCTGTACCATCTTCTGTAACAATTTGCTTAGCTATAAGAAATGATACAATGTCAAGTAACAATGGCTTATTCATTAGCAGCCCCCTTTCTAGTCACTCATGCCTGCTAGCGATTCCTTTGCATATTTAAATACAGTTCTTTTAAAGTTCTTATCAGCGTATTCTCTTACTGGGTCCTCTAGGAACTTAGCTTTACCTACAAAATGAAACGCATCTAAATCCTCATGCACTGCCACCATGTAAGATGACGCTGGCTTACCAGTAACAGGATTTATAGGGTCTCCATTACCGCCATACCCTAATAGTGCTTCATAGGCCCAAGTTGTAGCGGCTGTATCTGTTCTACGTGTTACTTCATAAAAAGCACTAGATAGTAATGTTTCAGTCAATTTAGGTACTTGACGCTTACTTTCGTCCATTATCTCTTCAGCTGCAGCTATAGTAGCTTTCTTAGTACCTCTGCCAATGTTCCTTATAGCAAATTCGCACCTAGCAGTAAATGCATCTATATCCTGTTTATTAAATGAAAATTCTGCAAAGCCACGCATTAGAGATACACCACCTTCATATCTACACGCCCGTTCCTATAAAAGTAGCCGATAGCTTTAATCTCTGACTCACGTCCCTCGAACACTACATTGTCGAGTTCTTTAATAGGAGAGTTACCATCGACGTACAGTTGCATTGTAGATACTACTTCTTTTCCTTGAGCATCTTTCACAACTTTCACAGAACCTTCCGCATAGCATAAACCAGATTCATTAGCCGCAAACTGTTTAGCACCAGTACCGCTACGGCCAATGCAAGGCCTAAAAACAAACGGTAAATTCAACCAAGGTTTTAAGCTCTTAAACATTCCTAACACCGCCTGCTGACCAAGGTGGATTGCTATGCATACCTTTATGAAATACCTTGGGATAATTATATACTGGTACTGATATGCCAGCAATTGCAAGCTTAGCCTTATATAAATTAGCTTGGTCCCTGAAATACTTTAGTCTTTCAGTGGGATCTTCAGATTGTGGACCTAAGCTACGTTTAATATCTCTAGCAAATAAAGTTGCTGCACGTGTAAAAGCTTGGTACATCAACAAATTTCTATTAGATCCATACTTGGTGATAAGATACTCAAGTTCTTCATCCTGCATAATAGGTTCAGACATATTTGTATCTCCAATAATAAATCGGAGCTCATCTAGTTCACTACTAGCTGGATTTCCAGAATAACTCCAAGACATCTTATCACCTCCTATTTAGCAGTAACTTTTGCAACTTTTACCTCTGCAGCAACCTTTGCCTCAGCTTTTGCCTCAGCTTTTGCCTCAGCTTTTGCTTCAGCTTTTGCCTCAGCGTCAATTATTGCTTGTTCAAGCTGCTCAATAGTTGGGTCCTCGGGCAGTTCTATCTTTAGTTTAGCACATTTTGAAGCAAGCATCTTTTTACGTTCTTCAAGTTCCTTTGCTGCACCAATGTCTACTCCAAAACGCTGTTTAAAAAATGCACGATAGCTATTGAAGTTCTGCTCGGTAACTTCTATGATATGCTTNTCTTGTANTCGGTACCTAAAGTTCCTTATATCTGCTGGCTCAACAATAGAGCCAGCAGTTATAGGTCCTCGTGGTCCCCTAAAAGAGCGCCTAACTACAAACATTACTCTACGATGTCCTTAAAGAACACACCNAGGTCATCGCTAACTTTCTTAGCATCAAAAGCGATTTCACCCTCGATGCGTTCTACACCCAGGCCGAGCAGATCCATAGGAATTCTAACGATACGGTTACCGTAAGCTCCAGAACCCTCTAAACCAACCCAAGAAAAGATATAGCCGGCTGAAGGCGTTCTCAGGCTAGGGTTAGGGTTACTGTAACAAAGCAACGCATTCTTGCCCATGATGAAATCAATATTATCAGCAGCACCTTTAGCGCTGGTATTAACTACTGCCCAAGCTACATACACGTTTTCAACTTCGAACAGCGACGCAAGCAAGGACGTTGTAACAACACCAGTTTCGGTATACCTAACTCTGTCAAGAACGTCGTAATGGTTCTTTAAAGCATTGAATACGTAGGGGGACAGAACCAAAGTATTAGGTCTGTAACCTGTACGAGCTGCCATCTTGACTGATTCATTCGTTATATCCTGGATGGGATTAGAGGTGTCCAGGTTCCAATAGATAGTCTTACCTGCACTGGCTTCTGAATCACCTTCAATCTCATTACTCCATACACCAGCTTTAAAGAACTTAGAGGCCCATTCCACTTCCCTACGAATAAGCATCTTTTGTGACACGAAAATCTGTGCGTCCTTATCTGCATCAAGTGGTTCATCATAATTCACGCGCTCCTCTGGAGAAACATCCTTATGGAAAGCGTATTTCTTGCAGTAGTAAGTATCTGAAGCAAGATCGTAATCACTGCCAACAGATTCCGAAATAGCTCCTCTAACTTTGGCTTCATCTCTCAAGAAGTCACCAGTGTTATAAATGTAGTAGAGATCAGCCTGACGCTTAACAGGTATAATGGGAAAAACTTTGTCAGCGATATAGTTGCTAGCGTCCTGCATATATGCAACTGACATATTTGTTAACGCTCTATCAATGTGAGCATCTTGCATTTTAGGCATTTATCAACACTCCCTTCCTTACAGTAGTTTAACGGTAACAAACAAATTTGCGCTGGCAGCATTAGTAAGTGCTGTACCAACTACCACGCCGGTGGATGCAGTAACAGCTTTACCGTCAGTACCAACCTCAATACTAGATCCAGCAGTAATAGCTCCGCCAGCTTCAACCATAACTATACCATCTGCAATTTCTAGAACCTCACCTGCTGCAGCTTCATTCATAGACACACCAATGGCCGAACTAGCCGCGGTGGCAATAACGCCTTCACCTGAAGAATTTACGCCAACAAAGCGCCTACGGGGTATGTTTGCACCAGCCGGCAAACTAAACCTTAAGTTTGGAATTTCATATGCCTTATTCATTAATTAGCACCTCCTTGTAAGTACTCTTTGTACAGGTCAGGATTTTCATCTACTGCCTGAGAGATGGCCTTAGCCTTCGAAATACCTTTTGCTTTGGCAATCTCAGCCGCCTTAGCTTCAATTTTTGCCCAAGCTTCTTCACTGCTTGAAGATGCTTGTCCCGGAGATCTCTTACCTACTTCGCCTAACACAGTACTTTCAATAGCACTATTGATAGCTGTAAGTACTTCGAGCAATTCCGGAGAAGCTCCCTTAAGGATTCCTACAAGCTTGTCTTGCTCAATAGGAATAGCCTTCAGTTCTGCTGCTTTAGCAATTGCTGTAGCCTGTGCCTCAGCCTCTTTGGCTTTACGGATTGCTTCTTCAGCAGCTTCTTTTTGGGCTTTCATTTTAAGATACAATGCACGGACTTCTTCAGGCATAGTCTTGATAATGTCCTCTTCGTTAGAGGCTGCATCATTGGCCTTCAGCGCCTCAAGTTCTGCTTTAACTTTTGCTAATTCTTCATTTGCTGTTTTAAGGTCTCCCATCGCTTTTTCCAAAGCTTCCTTTGCACTATCTCGCTCAATTGTTAACGCAGCAGTAGATTCCTTTGCCTTAGCGACCTCACTAGACAAGTTATCTATTTCTGCTTGAACAACAGCAGCGTGCTCAGGATTCATCTTAGCGATAATGTCTTTTAGTTCCATCTTGTCGCTTCGCTCCTTTCTTTTATAAAGTTCTATGAAAGCCGCCGAATTGGCTCCTTCATCAACTAAGTCGACACGGGTAATCACCAGGTCTTCAAGTAAGTAAGGCACCCATAACTCACCTCCTATTTATATTATACGCGATTTGGCTACCTTGTATATCACTAAAGCTTAATTCGTTTAGCAGTACCCTGTATAGAGAACATCTTAAGTGCTTTACTCTTAACTAGTTCGAACACTTCCGGGTCTAAAACTTTTACAGTTATAAACCACCCTTCAGGTATGGTACCTTCTGGTATACCTATAGCAGCTTGCTTGTCTTTAGTAAACACTATAGACTCTACAACGACACCTTTGCATCCACCTTTATGCATTACACCGCTGCCTCTATAATCTAGCATAAAATCAATGGCAGCTTTCTCAAGTACTTCTGTTCTAATAATATCACCCTGCCAATCAAGTGGCGGAGTACCATCAGGTTGTAGCGTTACATTAGCCCATCCACTCACCAGCCCCTCGTCATTTGCCTTAGAGATTTCGAAGCTTATCTCAAACGGCAAGTATTCTTCCTTATACACGCTCTCGTTAAATGTAATATATGAAGATGAACCATCGTCCCTATGTACATTTACAGATGTGCGTGTATTTTGTTCTGTACTTATAGTAGTGCCCATTATATTTTACCTCCTTTAATAAATTGTCTTTATTTACATCTCACCGTCTCCGGTGTATCTCATATCATTTTGTTCAAATGGTCTATCATTTGGGTTATCATTGGCATGTGTGTCATATCCAATGGTAGTATCTGTTTTTTCTGCCACAGTTGCTTGCCATTCGTATATCTTCTTAAAATCCTCCTCTGATAACTCTGGCATACCAAGTAAGTGTCTAAGATGACTTTGCAATTTATGGTCACCAGCAATATTAAGGCCCATAGCACGCATCAGCAGTGCAACTTCCTTCAGCGAAGGCGTTTGTATTTGACCAGGAACTATCTTTGGAAGTTTTGTAATATTGAAGGTATTAAATCTAAACAACNGCGGCACCGCCTTAGAGTTAAATACATCAGCTATGTTAGTTACTTGTGCTTGCAAGGCTGCAGCTAGCATAGACTGCTTTGTATCAGCAAGAGCAAAAGAACCGCTTTTATTACCAAGAAGTATAATATCAGAGAGCAGTGTTATGGCAATCCTATTATCATACCTATCAATAGTACTGCCAATATCTATCTGTCTACTGGACCCAGACGTAAGTAGTTCTAATTTCCAACCGTGAGGAAGGAGTATACCTTCTTCGCTATCTCTACGTATAGACGAAACAAGATCCTCAGCTCTGGTTCTAAGCGCGACCATTTGTGGGTCTTCATCATTCCATAAGTCTAAGTTCTCTGGTGCTGTAAGCACAGGAAAACCGGCTAAGTCACGCTCGATTCCTATACCTTCAATTTCTTCAAAATGTTTCTTAAAGAACCAAGGTCTATACGCATTACGTAATAGCGACTTACCTTCAGGGTTGTCTCTACTGACCCGCGTACGAAATAGCAAGCCTTTAGACATAGGAATTATTACACGCTTATAGTCTGGTTCGGCAACTTGCACAAAAGCGACTAACTCGTTGTCCTTATTGAAAATCCACTCAGCCATAGATGTCTGTGATCTGATAGGCATTGCGCGCCAGCCGATACGCCCGTCACTATACTGGCTACGATACTTAGGATTGCGCTCATTAGGTCCACGCCTGACCTTATAAATAATCTCATGGAAGCTGAAGCCATAAGTGAACATGGATAGTATTTCTGATATTACATTAGCCCAAGACATCTCCATATCATCCATGCAGCTCTTAAGAAACTTTGCTGCTTCAATATCCTCTGGTGTGTCACTAGCAGGAGCCACGTCCCAGGTAACCCCCCTAATAAGCATCTCAGCTAAGTACAGTATAGCTCCTATAACAGGGTCGTTATCAGCCATTTCTTGATATATCTTACCAGCTCTAGGCCAGCGTAGCTCTGGCAAAAATTCTTCATAGATATAGGGGCCATGACGCCTTAGCCCTGTCGAGCCTAACTGTTTAAAGTTTACTAGTTTGGCCATTTATTTAATACCTCCTTAATCTAGTCCAATAAGACCCACCGCTCTTTTTTATACCTGTCGGGGCCCTCATAAGATTTGATCCTCTAAAATAATTGAATGCACCTGACAATCCATCAATTGTATCATCCTTTAAACCATATGGAAATACATCAGCCTCATCAAAGAATGCTAGTATGTTTCTACACCTGTTAGATACAAGTATTCTTCCTGCTTGAGCAGCGGCGGATGCAGTTCTAGCACGTTCAACCTTTGAACCAGTAGATACTACACCAGCGAAGTCATAACCAGCTAGTACATTTCTTGCATAGTGGTCAATAGTTATGGCTCCTGAAGAACCAGGCTCCTGCTCCATCCTAATGGCGACAGAATACCCATCCATTTCAGCAGTCATCTTAATAGTCTCTTCAACACCTTGTGGTGTCTTCTGTACTCTAACGATGTCCTCAATCCAGTAAATACCCTGGTAATGCGATAACTTAAAACCAACAGTCCAGTCAGGTTCGCGCTTATTTTTACCCTTACGCCTTGAAGGGTCTGTTGAAGCCATATCCCAAAATCTAACAGAACGAGCCTCCTCAGGTATGTCTGTTGCTGGGACTATTACAAACCAATGTCTACTGAACATGTCACCTTGTGACTTAATCTCCCAGTTACCATTAAGTAATCTTTCACGTTCAACAGGATCAAGCTCATTAAGCGATTCTCTATACGCTTCAGCATCAAGGTATGGGTTATCATCTATGCCAGCTGGAATGAATATGCGCCCCTTCTCCGGTCCCTCTACAAAGAATCTCTGATAGTAATACTCTCCAAACTCTCCGCCAGGGTTTGCTGTGGCCCTAAAACGCAATGGTACTTGCAATGTCTTTGGTTTACGCAAACGAGAAAACAAGTACCTATAGTTAGCTGGATCAATATGCGTTACCTCATCCATACCAATATACTGGAATTCGGCTCCCTGGTACCTGTAACAATCATTAGCAGACTCCAGATAACCAAAGTTTAACGTTGCACCTGATGGAAACACATATTGCTTTTCTTTCTCAGACCACTTAACCTCTTTAGTTTCTACAAACGGCATTAGCCATTGTTTTGACATATCAATTAACGCACCAGGTAATGCAAGGTCGGCATATGTCTTACGAAATAAGATCGCCGAGTATCCTGGTATATCTACAAACTGTAAGGCTCCCATTAGCTGCGCAACCGATTTACCTCCGCCTGCAGCTCCTCCGTATAATATCTCCTTACAATCGTTCATAAGTAAGAACGCACTTTGTTTAGGCGTAGGTTCAAACGGTATATATTTAGTCAATCGGGGCGTCAGCATTGTTTGGAGCGTGGCCTTGTCTACTTTGCTTAAATCAATTTCCAATGATAGACCCCTCCTCACCTACTTGCCGCATTATCGTGCGCCATTTGAATATACGATTCAGACGCTCTTGGCTAAAGAATGGCTGTTTCATAAACCATTCTTTAAAATCCTCAGCACCTTTAGAACTGTTACACGAGCTACACGCCGGCACTATATTCTCTATGCAGGTTTTTCCACCAGCGCTTATAGCTTGCAAATGATCTTTAGTTAGTCGTTGCCTTCGCTTAGGTGTGCATCCACAATAAGCACACTCACCGCCGAAGTAAATTAGTATCTCTTTCCACTCTTGGTGTGATAAGCTTGGCGCGACTTCGCCGCGGCGCTTCTGCCCTCCAATAAAGTCTGAATGTGTCTTCTTCGCTTTGTTCTCACGGCGCCTTATATTGTAGCACACCTTGCAATCTTGACGATACGCCGTACTACCATCAGGGTTATAGCCATTCTTATGGTAAGCACTCAATGGTTTAAGTTCACCACAGAACACGCAGCGGCGCTTACCGTCAATATCCTCAGATGGAAAGCTTCCATACATCCTTTTGTTACGTCCCATCAGTCGTCCTCCTCTTGTATCATAGCAGCTACGTTGCCTTCGTCATCACGGGCTACTACTTCTCTTGTAGTTGTCTCTTTGACACCAATTGTGGTAACGTTCTTTAGCGCACCTGCCTTCAATAGAATCTGCAACACCTCGCCGAGGTCACTCTGCTTAGTTTGTGTCTTCTTAAGTTCTGGGTTGGAGTTATCTACAAGCAATTGTCTCCTCATATCCTCTTGGGCCTCAGAGTCTATCCTAGCCTTGCGCTCCATATCCGCAGATAATTTAGCGAGCGACGCTATTTCACTAGGTTTTAGTGTTTCTGGTACGATAGCATCTATAGCGGCGTTGAGTTTCTCTCGCAACTTGGTTGCCATGTCGATATGTGCTTTATTCATGCTAAGAATCTCTTCTTTGCGCTGCAGCATTGTAATTCTGTCACATTCAGCCATCCATAGCTGCATACGTACAGGAAAACTCCATCGCTGCGCTATCTTCTTAACTACATTGTAGGTAGTACCTAGCTGCTTCGCCACGTCGCTATAAGTGGGTTTCTTACCTGGGTAGCTATCACGGTAGGCTGTCCATACAGTGTACTCCCATTGGGTTTCGCCGGGTTGCATTAACCAAGGTGCTATCCCCTGTTCCTTAGCTTCTGCTATCCAGTCGCTTTGATGCTGCCTATAATAAGTTAATCGATTATTCTCAGCATGCACACAATCTACACAAAGGTGGGTGTCTGTTGGATGAGCTTCTTTATCTTGCCCACACTTAGGACATTTAATAAGCATAACAACACCTCCTTATTTATATTATACGTCACACAGCTACCCGATATAGCTACAAGAATGTCTAGAAGTAAGCCGACTCATTACACGTACGTAGTATCTTTAATATATAAATACCCTCGGCCTTACTCACGGACACGTAACAAGTTAATTATAAACTACAGGATGGCCCCCCTTTTTT